AACAATTTATATCCTAAATTAAAATTTACTTATAATCTTAAAATAATTTTAAAATTAATTTAAAGTGAAAAGCACTCATTAGTGCTTTTCATTTATGACTGCTTATAATTATTTATAGAGCAACAATATTTACAGCATTTGGGCCTTTTTGGCCTTGTGCAACACTGAATTCAACACGTTGACCTTCAGCAAGAGTTCTGAAACCTGAGTTAGCAATTTCGCTAAAATGAGCAAAAACGTCTGGTCCTGATTCTGGTTGGATAAAACCGAAACCTTTAGCTTCGTTAAACCACTTAACAGTACCTTTCATGATATTTGAATTAGACATAATACATCCTAGTTTTTTTAAAAATTTAAACCATTTTATTGGTTATGAGTAACATCGAAATAATAAAGAATGGAGCTGAAAATCTGAAAAAAACGAAGGATTATGACTAATACTGCGGTACTTAGAGAAGATTTACCAAACATGACTTTTTCTAGTTATGTTCATTGTATACGAAAAATAAAATTAATCAAGTTTTCTAATATATATATTTATTTTATTTATAAAATAGGTGATGTTCTGGATTCAAAGTGCTTATAAGCAAGGTGTGCTCATTGCAGGCATTCTTTTGATGTCCCTCTTCGTTTACCTTATATAGAATGAGTAAAGCAGGTAGGTAAAGGACTGTGCTCTAACATTTTACAATCAAGCACACAAAATGACATTTGTTTTAAAATAGATCATTAAAAGTAAGGATAAATAATGAATAAGTGATTGTTTAATGGGGGGTTATAAAGGTGGGGTTTTTAGAACCAGATATTTTTCATAACAGAAGAAGCTAATTTGTCAAAGCCATTTTATGAATAGCTTAATGACCTGCTTTTTGTCGTGATCATTTTTACAACTTGATCTCAATCGGGGGGCAGATTTGTATCTAATCCACTACCCGCTTCAATCTTCACTTTTGATTTTAATTTTAATGGGTCTAATGCAAAAATTAGGTATTAAAAAAGGGCTTACTGCTATTAAAACGATGTAAACCCTTTATCCTTACACTCAGAATCCTAATAAATTTATATTATTTAAACACTCATCTACTCCTTCTTTCATCTCTAGAGATAGAGTGGAAATAAATAACAGAAAGTCTTTTAACACTTCTATTTGTGCTTTGGTAAAACAATTTAATAACTTAGAAATTTCTTCAAAAGTATTTAAACTTCTTAAACGATAAAACCAAGATAAAAAACTAGGTGAAGATAGGACTTCGGTGTCTTTTAACACAGAACTCATAATAGCTGGGGTATAAAATAGAAATCCCTGAGGTTCTAAAAAACCAAAACCCGTATGGTAGTTGTCTAAATATGGAACAGGTATTTCAAAAGGATTACTGTACCTATTATTCATTTTCCTCTTTTCTTTAATTGCATTTACAGCCTCTTTAAAGTCCTCTCTAAACCAATTACCAGTCTCAAGAAGGAAAAGTTCCTGCTTTACCCATTCTTCCTCAGTTAAGTTTAAATCAGTGCGCCTTTTATCGAAGTACCAATAACTTGTATCGGCATAGTCTTCCTCAGGTAAGGTATAAGCATCTCCCAGAGTAACATTTTTATACTCTAGTATTATTTTCTTCTTTAAAGTCTCGATATCCATTTTATTGTCCTAGAAGCCCTAGATAGCTTTTACAATCATTAGCGGTTGTTTTAGCCGCTCTTGCTTGAATTAAATGTTCTTGATCTTGTGGAGACCAGCACGCATTCTCTGCATCTCTAGCAGCTCCCAGCTCAGTATAAGCATTATATCTAGTGAGCAATTGACCGGAATTCATTCCAGCACTACATCCTCCTAACCCATTAGTAACATCTTTAGCATAGACTACTCTAGCCCTTATAGGTGTGTAAGACTCTCTAGAACAAACCCAGCAATCGCCCTTTCCATTAGTAATTCCACTAGGGCAATTATTTTTGGCATTATTCTCCAGCTCTTGAACAACAGGTTCAGCCTGAACAGCATCATTTAAAATATTCTGCGTAGCAGCGTTAGTTGCTACTTGAGCGTCTGAACTACCAGCATCTGCGTTGGAAATAACTTGTTCGGCTACGGCTTCAAGGGGTAAAGTGAACTCAGGTTTCGTAGGGTCATAATTTAAATTCTGTACCCGTGAATATGGAATACCACCATCATTTTGAATTCCACTTTGAGTATTAGTTGATTGAAATGTGCATAAACCTACCGTATCACCGGTAATACCAGTAAATTTATATTTGATAGTGCTATATAAAGTATTTAAAATCGCATTTGTTCTACTACAAAGTTGTTCTTTGTTTGCTGCATAAATTTGATAATTCGGAAGCCCCCCAGCCACTTTGTAATAATAAGGGAAATTAGGTGGTTTTATTGGATCTTTTTTTTGATACCTAATTTGATTATTCGCTGAATCCATCACCCAATCGACTGCGTCAAGCAATTGATCTACAGCTATAGTTAAGGCAACTCCTGCGGCTCCGCCTCTCAATACCTCAGCTACTTGCTTCGCATTAGGTGTTACTAATGCTGCGGAAACTCTAGTATCTTTAGCAGCATCAATTAATGTCGATGCCCCCATAGTTGTCGAATTAGTAATAGACCAACCACCTAAAGGTGATATTGCTGGAGTCATCATTAGTGACGAAGCAGTTAAATTGTAATTTGTTACTGTTGGTGCTGCTAATTCGGTTGTTTGTAATTGTGTCATCTGTGGATCAGATTGAGACGTATCGCTCTGGTTATTATCCCCACATCCCGATAACCCCAATAAAATTGCTAATAAAAATAGTTTTTTCATTTATTTCCCCTTATATTATAATAGTTTATTTTAATTTTTAATAGAAAACTAGAATGAAATAATACTGCCCCCTAAATGGCTTTAAATTATCGATTTCTTCTTGCGGTTGTATTCTCAGTCAAAGAACGACTAATAATCGAGTTTGGATTACCAATTCTGCCAAATATAAATGAAGAAAACAGGCATAAAAAAAGGGCTTACATGTATTGAAACTATGTAAACCCTTTATAAATCTTGGTAGGTATATCCAGACTCGAACTGGAGACCTCTACGATGTCAACGCACTACATTTCAATTAAAATACAATAACTTAAATTAGTTTGGCGTAACTTTGGCGTAAATTCCAACTTATCCACAGGGCGTGATCTATTTTTGCTTCTTTTGAAACTGGCACCAGATGCCCTTATAATAAACTTCATTACGCAAGAAGTTAATCTTTAATTCATTCCTATTGTAGTCGTAAATTTTGGTAACTTCCCCATTTTTATCAAGTTCAGCTGGTAGATCTACAAAGTTAGTACTTCCATTTTTAAATATCTTAATTAGCTGTGTAGACATTAAAGCGCTCTCACACAAATAGACAAATTCACATTACTATTAATTGTGTGAGCTGTGCAACCTGAGAAGATTAAGCACAGCATTGTGATGATCGATGCAACTTTTGTACGTTTACACATATAAGTTACTTCTTTAAAAATAGTGCTCGCTCTGCTGCACGACGACGGGTTAAGCCATTTAAGATTTTACCCTTTGCTTTATTCCATAATGGGAATTGATCAGCCGCACCTGGATAGTCACGTTTATTTAATTTTTTTAGCAACGTTGAACTTTTAAATGCACTAGATCCAATGTTGTAAGCCAGTGATACTAAAGCATCAAATTGATTTTGAGTTAATGTCACTTTAACAGAGTCACTCACTGCCTTTTCAAACTTGGCTAAGTCATGTTTAAAGTAAGCCTTGGCTTGCTCTAGTGTGCAAGTGTCGCCTTTTTCAACCTTCACGCCATTTGGGTAAACTGTTGTGCCAATACCAATTGTCCAGACTCCCACACCATCGTCATAAGCTTTAAATCGAGTATCTTCAAAGCTTGAGATTAGATTAATTCCTACATTACTGATCTTCATTGATCACCACCCTTGCCGCTTATGATTGCGACAAATGCAGATTTAACTTCCGCAATGACTTCGGCCATTGATTTGCCTTTTAGCAATGCAATTGATTGGTATGCAATACCAATAAACAGCAAGCCAAATACGGCGAACATAAACATGATAAAACCTTGAAACATAGTTGATGTTGCGAGATATCCGTAATGCTCTATAAAAGCCGACCCACCATATAAGCTAACAGTTACACTACACACAAACTTCGTAATAACACTTGCCGAAACTTGAATTTTACCGTTCTTATCAATATCACCACTTAGTACTAGCGCCAATATTGCCCCAATTACAGCTGGAAAAATCTTTAACACCCATGGAATCGCGTTTTCTTGCATAGCATTCTCAATTTAATAGTAATAAAAAAGCCCTAAGCTATTTAAGCAGAGGGCTTTTGGTGGTTTGTTGAGTATTAAACTATGTTTGTAATACCCATGGCGTTCAGTTTTTCTTTAATTTTTGTGGCCTGCTTAAACACTTCACTTGCAGGCAAACATTTGTTGTAAATACAAGATTCTAAAATTTCAAGTTTTAAATCTGGTGTGGTTGTTCCATTCGCAAAGTTCGTATCTTGTCCAATACGGAAGTTATTAGTATTGCCAAATGATGTAAAACTATTAACATCATTTGCGTTAAATGGACTTCCAATGGTTTGGTTTGACAATGGCATAAAGAAAGTTACGCCTTTTCCAATAGTGTAATCTGCTGTAAAACCATTGCGCAAAACAAACAAAATGTATGGCATAGTTCCACCTACACTACCATTCCATTCGTATGGCACATACTGCCCAGCTGCACTACCAAAGGTTGCCAAGTTACCAGATGACGGCGTGTAATAGATATTTCCACGCGGCTTAACATTTACAGCACCTGCGGTCGTTACACTACATTGTAAAAAAATACCTTGTCCACGCGATGCGTGAGTCCCATCCAAATTCCCAAGAACTTGAAGATTAAAGTTTGTAATACCCGCCGCTGGTGCTACTAATGTGTCCACCTTTAAACGAGCAACTACAAATAAAGTTACTTCATTATTAAATGTACCAGCATTTGCTGAATAAGCATCTTTATCGTTGTTGCTGATTAAAAGGCCATTTGAGGTTACTTCTGGGGTATTGATGGCTGTCAAAGTGGCTGTAGGAGTAACAGTTGAGGAAATTTTGTCTTTAAAATTCCAGTTGCCTACTAGTCCTTGTGTCACGTATGGGGCGATATTCGTTAACCCTTTCCCGCCGAAATCGGCCCCCGGTATTCTAACAATTACTGACATTAAAGTTCTCCACCATATGTAAAATCAAAAATTAAACACCAGTTATCAAGGCGTACTAATGCGCCATTGATTTCGGTTGTCTCTTCCTCGCCTGCTTCATCACGCAGATTTCCCCGCGCTCCGTTAATTGGGCTAATAGGTGTCTCGCCATTACCTTGAGCATAAGAGATTAAATAAGAAGTGCTTGCATAAGTATCGTTTGCAAGGGTTACGCGTACAGAGTTGCGACCTGTGACTTTGACAGAAGTAATTGCACCAGATACAACTGAATTGTCAGATACATTCCGCAGTAAAAATCCGAAGTTTTCATACGCAGCAACATTTGTTGTATCGATTGTCAATTCACCAACGGGTACAAAAAATTCAATATCGATGTTTTTACCAACCCAATTAACAGCAGTCGGATGAAGAGGTTTAAATTTTTTCCCTTCTAGAAATGCCAGTCGCAAAGCGCGAGCATAATATGCACCCAGTAACTGTGATGATGTCGCGGTTAAATGTAAATTGTCCGCGCCGTAAGTCATCTGATACATTGCTGTAGCACAAATAACATTAGGGTTTATTTGTGAAAGCTTAAATAATGCCTTTGCAACATCAATGTTCCCTGGTCGAACAGTGCCAGTTTGCCGCCATTGGGCTGCTGATTGATATTGCACAACAATTGGATCAAATGCTTGTCCAGTAATGGTTTTAATATCTGCAATAAGATCAGTGAACAATGCATTGTGTTGCGAGATATAACTAGGCAATGTCGTATTGTTCATCATGTTGGCTTCACCCCCAGTCCAGTTGATAAAACCAACTGAATACGGCCAGCCTTGTGCATCTGCTAAATTTTTCTCAGCAGTAATTCGTGCAAGGGTATCGTTGTAAGGCGCAGTACCTTTTACGAGTTGATCAATACGATATCCTGCCACACCGGATGCAAATGTAGTAAACAGGGAGTTCTGAGGGCTAATGCCCTTTTTAACCATGTATTTAGTAAGTTCATTAACTGTATTAATACCCGGAGCTTCCCCCTCATTACTGATAGCTTGGGCGATTAAAGGAACAAATGCTGAACCATCAAAAGCAGGGTCTGATGAACGACGTAAAACCCCAGACTTAAGCATTAAGTTTGCGAAATTTTGAACAGTTGAGAGTACAGGGGTAGCGTTCACACCGCGCGCCAAAGATTGCCCATAATCAAAACCACAACAAATTGCGGTCTTCTTGAAAGGAAGCGACAATGGGTCTAAAGCAGACCGATACAAGGTTTGAGCAACATTCCCATTGATCTCGACCAAACCGTTTGTTCTGATACCAAAAGATACGTTATAAGCATTGTCAGTGATTGCATACTTATAGTCTTTGTTTTCAAAATTCTCAAAAGAAACATTGTTGTTAAGATTTAAACCTGATTCTATTTCCAAGATATCCACCGTTGGTACCACTCTATTTAAAAGAACACTGCCATCGCTCATAACCCCAAATCCTGCTACACCGTTTTTATCTTGGATTAAGAATTCGCTGTCAGTACCTGTGCTAACCATCGGTGATTGAGCATTTTGTTCGCCTAAAGTTTTGTTCAGTGCGTTAAATTTTGTAGATGCAAAATCCTTTGCCTGCTGAAGAGGGTCGTATGGAGATTTTTTTAAAGTGGTACCATCCCAAATATTATCTCCCTGCGCCCAAAGACCTGAACCAGTGTTTACCTCTCCAATCTTCACAACTGAATTGTTTGGAATGGTTGATTTTGCAGCATCAAATTCAGCATAGGTATTAAAGCCATATACCCCACCGCCAAGCGCATTTACTTTATTATTGATTTCATTCTCAGCATTTAAGGCTCTTAAAGCTTCATCCTGAATTTTTTGTAAAAGATCTGACTCAGCTATTAATGCGCGCTCTTTTTCTTCTGTAATGCCTGATTCAAAGTCAGTTCTGTTTGATTCAAGCATTCCATAGATAATTTCAAGATGTGTTTGAACACTTTTCTTATCTAAAGCAAAGACAATACCAGCCGTCACACCATCAAAAATATTCGGATTTGATGCTGAATATAAAGTATCAATATAGCTTTTCAAGCCTGCAAAAACTTGTGCGTCACGCATTTTTGCCAACTCATCAAAATTAGCATCATGTGTGCGTCGCCACTCAATTTCCTCTTTAATTTTTGCAAGAGTTTCAGCATTAATCATCCCCTGTTCTTGGAGGACATGCCAAATCTTGTCATAGTCATAATTTACTGTTTCAGGACGAAATGAATTATCGTAACTCTTGTAATCTATATCTCGATTTAAAGTAGTTTCTCGATATAATTCAATCTGATCACCAGATTTTGGCGCAGTTGCAAACACCACTTTTAAAGCATTCATGTCAATAACATATGTGCCTACTGCTGGGATCTCTTTATTCAACGTTACAACCAAGTACTCTGGATCATGAAGATCAAAAGTAATGGGAAACTCTGTTGACTGTCCGTTGGCTAAATAGCCCACATATGGTATTTGCTCTGGTACTGACATAAAACCACCTAATCATTGAAATCTAAGGCGGCTTCTACGACTCCACCGCTTGTCCTCCAATTAGGCCGCTCATTCGATTCCATTGTTCTGTGTAATTTTCCGACTCGTTCAGGTGAGTCAGTAATTGCACCAGCCAATGAGTCCATTTCATCATCTTCTTGTTCAGTAATAGCGGGATTAAACGCACCAAATTTTTTATAAATAGCCGAGTTATTTTCACCACCTTCGGGCTTATCAATAATTGATGTATGAACCCACAATAGGCCAGACAATAAAGGGCCTTCCAATGCATCCAAAATGCGTTTATTTTTGGGTTTTGTATTGTGCTTCTCAGTTACACCACATCTTATTTTTCTTGCCTTAAGTGCGCCTTTCAATGCGGCAGGCGCAAAGCCTCCAATTCCGTTTGTCTCAATAGTTACTTTTGGAATATGAAACTGCTCTATCAGATCGCATAATTGCCAGACCTGACCGCCATTAATATGCCCATTATCATCGTGCTCAACTACAGGTCCAGTCAAACTAAAGGATCTATGCCAGTACTTGTTACCAAAATCATCATGAAGAACTAAAGCTGTTGAAGAAATATCTGATTTGATTTTTCCTGATGAAGGATCCCATTGGAATGTAATACCAACTATCTGACGCTCTCCAAGCATCATAATGTATTGACCATTTGCACGGCGTAGTATTGGCTCGCAGTTGTAGGGAATCATGAAACTAGGATCAAGACGCACATCACCAACAGGCTTAGCATGCATTTGATATTGTGAATCCCATTCATTTAAGGTTTTACATTCTTCACGGCGGGCTTCCATTTCTTCAGGTGTAAAGCGTTCAGCCCAAATACCTTCTGAATAGAAATCAACAATAAAGCTAGGATTCTTAAGGACGACTTTAAACAAATCTCCCGATTTAAAGCATTCATAATCCTCATCTCTATGAAGATATTTCGACCCCTCACCAATTCCAGAAAAAGCATGTACTGGTTCAAAATTTAGAGTGTAGACTTTATCGGCCTCGGCCTTTTCTATTCGTCTTTCATGTTCAAACATTTTTAGCACCAATACGCTTACTTTTCTTAGCTTCTTGATTTCGTCATACAAGGAATCATGTGCGTGCGGAGTTCCTATCCAGAGCTTTTTTGCACCAGGAATAGCAATGTGTGTTTGCTCTGATAATCTAAAGCGGAGTTTCTCTCGCTGATCTGGTGTGCCTGTGGTTTTTGGTGTCTCCACATCATCATTTTGAATAAATGTGGCACGGTGACCAGTTACACCTGAAAGGATACCTTTTGATAGCATAGTTCCGTAACGGATGTCTTTTGAACCTTGAACCCACCAGCGTTCAGTTTCACCACTACGGCGCTTAACCAACTCATTGCCCACACAAAGTGGGTGATTTTCAAGGACGTTTTTTGTACCATTTGAACATTTAAATGCATCTGGATCTGTCGTCCCTTGATGCAAAATCATAGTTTGTTCTGGCCAGCAATAAATAACCCATGCGTTAAACACATCCAACATGCTTGATTTAGAGTGACCACGCGGCATCATCAATAAGGCAGTACGCCCATTGATATACCAGTACTCTAAGAACTCACAGACGCGAACATGAAAATCAGGTACTTTCCAGCCTTGAAATTCTGCCCACAGTAAAAAGAATGCGAGAAAACTAATTTTGGGTTTTAGCATTAACTAGCCCGAACTCGCTCTCTTAGCTGTTGCGCTTTTAATTCAGCGTCTGCAGCTAGTTTCTTTTCGTAAGCTTCCTGTGTCTCTCTAGTCTTACTAACAGGGTCGATGGTCCCCCGCTTAAATGCTAAGACACGTTCAATTGTTGCCAATACGCCAGCAGTATCTTTCGAGATTTTATATAAGAAGCCCTTATCCCCTCGCCCTTGTTTAGTTGCAATTGTGGTGTTAATAGCAGCACAAGTTGTGATAATAAAATCATCAGCAACTTCTTCTGCTAGTTTTTCCATTGATTCGACTTGATCATCACGCATAAAAAATCCCCCTATATAAACAACTTATAAGGGGGATTAAATTCAGGTTTGCTGTGTGGTTTACATCTTCACGAATAGCACTTTAGCGCCGTACCCTGTATAACCACTCTGCCCGCTGGCAAATTGCTCCGATATGTAATAACTGCGGAATCTGCCCCATATTTATCTTTTGCAATTCGTTTAAATTCTGAATCAGCTTTATCAGCAAAGTTAAAAGGATTGCCCCGCGTATCAGTATTAATTGGCCCTAACTTTTTACAGCCATTAACCAAAGTACTATCGCTATCAAGTAATTGAACGCTTGTGTCACGTGGAACTGACGCACAAGCGACCATTGAAATACATATTGTTATTAAACTTAAAGCCTTAATCATTCTACTACTCTCTCAAAATTAGGCGCTCTAATATCATCGATATCATCACCCCAGAAGCGTTCACGATCTTGTTGGCGCTCCGCTTTTCGTAAAGCTTTCTCTCGATAGCCGGGGGCAATGGTGTCTTGAATCTCATCAAAGAACATACGATTAATTGCCGCTTTTGTATACCACAAGTTCTGTGCTGGTATTTTTCCTTTCACAAATTTAAAGGCTTCGTTGCCGAAATTTGTGTCTTTCCCTTCATTGTACTGTGTGAGATTACCAACAGTTAAACCAAGCAAAGAAGAAAAATCACTACCAAGCGGGCCAGACACAAACGAGTTTGCATCACGACCAGAAGTATCAGTACCAGCAACCAGAATATCGCCAAGCACTGGTAAACCTCCACCAGCAACAAGCGAACGCATGAAGAAGCTGCTTGCCTTTTTAGGGTCACTGCTGTCATAAACTGTTTGCGGGTCATTACCATTTAGTAATTCACGTAACTGAACAACAAACCCACCGAGTAAGGTCATAGTTACAGCTAAAGGGATGCCATACGCAGCTTTACCCTTTAAGCCTTCTTGGGCCATGGTTCGACTACCTTGACGCATCAAGAATGACGCGGAGAAAGATTTAAACTGCATCAAACCTTTTGTCACTTCACCTGTAATGGTTCCTTTTGCACCTACTTGCATCCATGTACGTTCACGAAGCCCTGCCTCAATTACTGCCATGCCCTGCTCATCAAGTAAGTGCGCTTGAAGCTGTGAAGCTACTTCATCCTTAATTTGTTTTGCTAGAAGCTGCTTTTCACTATCAATACTATCTGTTAAACGTTGCGAAATAGCGTTTCTTCTAGCTTGTCTTTCGTTAACTTTAGACTGATATTCATTAAATTCTTTATCTAGATCATTTACCTGTTTATCTAGATCTTTATATTTTTTTGAAATTGTTTTATTGGCTTCGCTGTCAGCCTTTCGCATTCTTGCTCTAAGCTCTGTAATTCTACGCTCACTGTTACCTAGACGGTATCCTAAAGATTCTGCATTGTTCCCAAACTGACGCGCATTACGTTCTACATTTTTACGTGTATCTTGCGCCACTTTGTCAGAATGTCGCCCTTCTTCAACTTGTTGAAGAAAGTCTTGAACCCTATTAGCCTGTTTTTCTGCCTGCAAGTATGTATTTATATCTGCACGAGCTTTGGCATATTCTTGTTGAGCATCTAGTAAATCAATACGATCTTGTAAAGCCTGCTTCTCTGCCTGTGCTTTATTGTCTTTACGATTGGCGTAATCTAAAAGACGTTGAGACAATTGGCGCTTAATCTCATCATTGCGTTGTGATTTGTTCGCAATGCGCTGGTCATCTAAAGCGTTACGACTATCAAGTTCTTTAATTTGACTATCGATATTATTTACCAGAGTTTTAACATCACTATCCATTGTCGCTAGTAACTTTTCATCTGGAATTTCATAGATAGAACGAGCTGACATTAATTGATTTCCCTTGCGGTCCACAACTGGGTCAGCCAATTGAAATACCTGCCAAGCACGTTCATTTAAACCAGTATTTGAAAGCAATTCACGATCTTGTGGATCTAAATCATTCCATGATTTAGAGCGGCTTAAACGTCCGTATTTCTCCATAAGAAGCTTAGTAAATCCAACTTTTGAGGCAGAAGTAAGAGCATTTAAAAAAGATACTCTCATTACTTGTGTTGCAACACCACTTGATATGCGAGCCAATTTTTCAGATTTACCATGTGTCGAAGTCAGCCCATCGTCTGACCAACGTGCAATTGAGCCTAGCATTTCCTCTGTTGCTAAACCTAAGCTGTGCGCAAGTTCTCGATCTGCTTTATTGGCTGGGTTTAGCTGCCCGATTAATTCACCGAAAGCCTTGCGATAAGATACATCATGCACACTAGCAGTTTTAGCAATAGTGGCCTGATCGGCAATCGATGCAATTGTGGTGCCGCCCAACATGGAAGCAACATTCATTGATCGATATGCAAGACCTAAGTTTGCAAGCACTTGAGACTGAGGGGAATTGCCCCCGCTAAACTCATCAAACATGACCTGTGCACGTTTACGAGATGATTTAGTTTTGTTGTCTTCAATCCCTTTTTCCCAGTCTTTATTTGCTGCAACATCCATTAAAATTTTTAATGCTGTTTTTGGATTGCTTCCTAAGTTTTCTACCATTGCAATATCTTTGGAAAGTCCATTTACATGAGCTTCTACCAGATCCACAAACTGCATGCCGCCGAACTCAGATTGATATTCAAGCCATGCATCGGCATCTTTAAAGTGTAGAACCCGACTTTCACCATGGCGATTAGTCACTTTTGATGTGCCCGCACCCGTAGCTTGCCTGCCTACTTCAATTTTGTTTGCACCATCACTTGATAGCGTATCGTAGGTATATTCCAGCAGTGAGCGTATTTCTTGCTGTGAGTAGTAATCACCGTTCTCATGCACGTATTGGCGTGTATCAATCAGCGATTCAGATTTACTTACCCAAGCTTCTTTACCAGCCTTGGCAATTTTTTCTAGATTGTGAGTTTGTGGCAAACCCCAATTATCTAGCTTTCCAATGTCGCCCCCGTTCCGGTTAAAACGGTCACGCATGGCTTCAAAAACATCGCCCATCTTATCGCTAATTTTTTTGGCTAACGGGTCGCCTGTATTATCGCCGAAACGCTCACGCACAATTTTATGCACTAATTCTTGATCTGTGAAAATTCCTAAACCGCCTTTAATATTAGTATAGAAATCCACGAGTTCACCGCGATAAATTGAAGCAATACCACGCGCCTTTGAATCAATAGATTGAATCCCCGACATATCCCCATGAGCCGCAACCATACGGTCTACAACTTCCATTGACGAAAGCCTGCCATGATCCAATGCTGCAATATTTTGGGATTGTTTAAGGATGTCTTGAGCTGCAATTTTATGTTTGCGTTTTAATTGTTCTTGAATGTCGATAGCAACTTGCTTTGATGCCTCTGTTAGTTTTTCAGCATCTGAAAGATTGCGCCACTTATCACGATCCTTACGCGCCATACTACGCATAGTTTCATTAATGCGTGCTTCGATGTCTGTTGCTTCTTGAGCTGTGAGGGATTGTTTGCCTAGCGCCTTAGCTACAGCTTGTTTGCATTGTTCTTTCATAAAAAATGCCCAGATAATTTTAGCTATCTGAGCATTTAATTTGTAGGGATTTGTTGGGTAATGAAATTGAAGTTATTTTAAAAAATCTTCGATGTTATCTAGATGATAAATTATTGATGTATAAGCAATCGAAATTCCTTTAGCAATATCATCTTTTTCTTTTTCAAATTTATATCTATGTATTTCTTGGGTAGCTAGTTTCATCAAAGAGGCAAGTTTTTTATGTTGCTCTTGATATGCATACCATGCGCCATTCACCCAATGCATATCAGATACCTGATCTACATCATTAGGATTTTTTGCCACATATAACCAATCACGAACATCCAGATCTAAGCCACTAAGCTTTTCTTTAATGTGTGGAAGGCTCTCAAATTTATCTTTTAAGATTATCATATGCACCTACTTAAACTTTAGCAGCTATTGCGAGTTCACGAAGTGTCACGCCTGTATGAGTATTTCTATAATTCGCTTTCCAATAACCTTGAGTTACCCATTTATCAAGCTCCCAGCAATAAACATCGTCAATCGCTTTGGTTCTTGTAGCTTCTTTTACCTTGTCTCTACCACCGAATCGGGTAACGATATCTTCATGCTTAATCACATATGCTTGGCCTTTATCACCAACTTGAAGACATAACCGTGATTTAATTCCGTCTTCGTATTTGATAAGCCAATTATCCGAATCGCTTTCAGTTCTTTGCTCAAAAACTACAATGCCTTTTTCACCTGATGGGTGTTGTATTAGATCGCCTTCAAATATTTCACAATTAAGATAATCATTGTATGGAGATTTAAGCATTTTACTCATCCTCCAAAATAACCCATTCCAGCAACTCAATTCTTTGCTTCAACTCTAAAATGATTCGATCAAAGTTTTTTGATACTTCTTTATTTTGAGCTGATTTTTGAAAATGCTTTTGATCTTCTATATCGCGATTGATTGAAGAAATCATTTCTTCAACTTCTTTCTTTGTTCTCATTTTTGCACCTCTGCAATACCTGATTGTGGGTGTGGCAACTGTTCAGGTTAAACAGCTTTTCGGTGATCAGCCTAGCCACAAATTGATTATACATTAGCCAAATTGCAAAGCACAGTTCAAAGCGGTTTGAGTTGCTAAAATATCCATGTCCGCTTGCTTGATTTCAGCTTCAAGTTCAGCATGATAGTCGCGTAAAGTCATTGTAAATTCTTCTGGTTCACCAAGTGAGTTTATACGATTAACTGCAATTGGCTGATCTGGATTTGAGAAGATCACATCAAGCGCGGCTTGTCCTTCTGGCGTGTCGCCGAACAATGAGCCTTGTCGCGGGTCGCCCATGTTTTCAATGGACTGAATTTCAGAGCTAATGGATTCACCAATTGCCTTTGCGCTCTTGCGGTTATTATCAAATACCTCAAGAAATCTTCTTGCTCCATCACTCAGTCCATCATCAATAAGTTGGCCTTGATCTAAATAATCTCGGACGGTTTGCCCATTGGCTTTAATGTCTGAAAGCTTTTGCGCGGCTTGTGCCAAGTCTTTTGAAATTGAATTTTCAAAGCGTCCACCCTGCTTCACCAAATCGTTAAGCTGTGAAAGTTGGGGAGCTGCACGGAGCAAAGCATTTAAGACATTTTTACTATCATCATCTAGGTTTTCAGATAGTCGAGTTACTAAATTAGAATCACCATAAGCACGCTGCACAATTGCCGATTCAATTCGGCGTTTACCTTCTTGTGATAAACGACCATCACCAGTAATTACAGATCCACGCTCAGATTGTGGCAACTGGTCAACAAAGCTTCGTACATAATCCATTGAACCATCGATATTGATAGATCCATCACTATTAATTTTGAGTAGCGTTGAATCTGGTAAGCGATCTGAATCACTCATAGCACGCTCAGTCGCACTGAATTGCGCCACATCGCTTTCATTTGCAAGTCTGGCGAATTGCACACGATCAACATCACTAAGACGTATACGCACTAATACAGGCTGTTTCATGCGTGTTATATCCATGCCACGTTGATTAGCCCAGTTATTAACAAAGTCTTGATATGCACTTGCCCGACCATTTTCATAAGCTCGGCCAATTGCTAAAGTTCGACCATTACCCGATTCAACAATGTTGTCAGGGCCAATAATCGGCGCACCATCTGAAAGCTTATAAGATTCACCCAATAGTTCAGGCTTTAAGTCATCAGCCATACGTTCAATTTGTTGGCGAGATGCTTCACGTGTACGGTCGCGTGGTTGTAGTTCGCTTGGGTAAAGTGGATTGACTCCGTAAAGACGGTCATTAGATGCAATTAAATCACCCCAGTCTTTTACCTCATACGCAAAGTCATAGCTTGAGCCATCCATCCCATAAGCTGGGCTAGCTTCACCATAACGTGAGCTTAACTGGTTCCACTTATTGCGCCATTTATTGATAGCTTGACCTACAGTCATGCCAGCCATGCCGTTATTTTTAACAATGGCATTAGCGTTTTTAGCATCGTACGAACGCACCACATCAATTAATGGGCGGCTTGGGTCTGCCTCAAGTACTTTGACTGCCCCGCCTGGTCCGAGCAAATGCCCTAAGTACTGCTCATGTGCTACAGGTTCACGACCTAAGCTTTTACGAATATAGCTATTGGCTTGTTTAATATGCTTTAAGCCGATTCGTATTTGTTCATCAACACTGTTTTTATCTTTGCCTCCTAAGTTTTTCCAAGAATCATCTAAGACTTGGAAAAGACCATAAGCACTTGAAGTCGGGTTCTTAGCTGTATGGCTAAATTGCCCGCCTGTTTCAATATGGCTAATGGTTAGCGCAACGCTAGGGTCTATTCCATCCTGTTTTGCTCGTAGTGCAATTTGTTTCGCATTGGTAGGTAAAGAGCTATTCGCATAATCAAATGTGTTTTTACGCGCCTCTCCTTGCACTTTGGACGGTACGCTAACAGTCTGGCCTTTTAAAATCTGGTCGGTTGCAGTATCTAAGTTTTGATAGTGGTTATTTTTCTGTACTGGATCTGTTGTACGCACTGGTAAAGTTGTATCTTCAAACTCAAAACTATTTTTAACCAGTGTGTCATTTATCGCATCATTACGGGTTTCAAAATCATCCGTATTTAGCTGGTTAATTTCCGTATCAACATCTTGGTCTAATTTATTTTGTTTAGAACCTAAGTAACGTGCACCACCAAACATAAGAGCATTTAAGGCTAGATCAGTAGCAATAGACTCGCCTGTAACTTCAAATTTTTTAGCCTGTTTGTCGTAGCCCTCAGACTTGAGAATTTGCTCACTTGCGTATTGCATACCAGTATTTAAACCAGTAGCCCCACCTATTGATAAGGCAGCATCACCAACTAAGCCGCCCGCGCCCTTAAAACCATAGCCAATTGGTAACGCTGTGCCGACGGCATCACCGATCGCATTTACACCAGCAACTTGCAAAGCTGTATCTTCATCAACACCTTTACGAGTCAAGTCAGTGTAAACAAAGTTTCCGGTTGAACCACCTGTAAGAGTAGCCGCCCCAAGCGTACCACCAGTTGCTACACCGAGAGCACCGCGCCATAAGTAATCGCCAGCACCAACACCGAAACGCCCAACTACGCCTGTATTTTCTTTATCTTCTAGCTTATCAATTGTTCCATAAACTAAATTATCACGAGCCTTTTCACGCTTAGCTTTGTACTCTTCGTATGGTTCAATAAATTCGTTTGTCGATACATCTTTTAAACTGTAGCTAACACGGTCTACAACTGCATCGATCGGCGCTGAAAGTGCATCACCTACTTTGTTTAAACCAATTGCAGCACCACGAAAAGGTGAAGGAATGGCGCCAGAGAAAGCACTAGGATCATTAGGTCGAATGTCAGGATGTTGCAAGCCTTTGCTGTTGAGTTCTTCAAATTCTTGCTGATTTTCACTAGATAAGTCTGATAACCAGTTACTCATTATTTAGTCACCCCAGCCATACGGATACGCCAAACAGCACCATTCACAACTAGTGGGCGACCACGTTCATTGATAAGGTCATACATTAAATCGCCATTAGCCGCTTTAGTAGTTGAACGGGCCAAACGAAAGTTATCAAGATCATTTACAGACATGCCTGTTGCCTTAGAAATATCTGAATAGCCTTTCTGGACTTTCGACTCAAATGTTGAGTCAGTCATTCCGTATGGCTTAGACACTTTCCAGTCAGAGATGCCGCGATCTGTATAATCTTTGAATCGACCGCCTTGGGTATAAACACCACCAGTAGCAAGGCCCAAAGCAGTACGACCTATCTCATCTTTATACTCGTCCGTATCCTTATGCGTTTGCCCACGTGCTTCAGTGAGATAAGCATAGATAGACTGGAATGCAGCATAGTTAAGATTTGCTGTCTCACCTGAAACAGATTGCCCTACATACTGATTAAACTTTTCTTTCAGCAAAGCATCTTTAGGCTGAATCATTTGCTTATTTTTAAGCGCCTGTTTGCCTGCAACAATCGCTGTTGCCACATCTAAACCAGCATCAGAACGGAAGTTGTTAGCACGCGCATAACCAGCCATTTGATAAGCTGCATCGCCATTGCCTAATTGACCTAAAGCTTCACCCCAAATTTTCGCACCGTTTTTAATGCCTTTGGTTTGAGTAATCATTGAGCTAATTAAATTCAGCTTTTGTTCTACGTTAGCATCTTCCCATGCCTTTTTAGCGGCTGGTAATGCCTCATTGGGAATTGGTTTAATTGTTGCGTTTGGATCTTTATCACGTTGGGCAACTTGATACGATCCAATCGTAATAATATTTTGAGCAAATTGATTCGGGTTTAATCTAACCATTGCAGGGTTTACTTCTGGCAACTCAATGCCTTTTTCTCGTAAAGCTTGAGTCGGGTTTTCTTTGGCTGTTTTAAGCTTGTTGTCATAAATACTTTGATAAGTAGCCAAGATTTTATTTTCACCCACTGGATCAGCAGATGAACTGTTTTTCATATTTGCACGGCGTTTATTAATTTCCGCAAGCTGCTGTCCAGTTGACAAACCTTGAAAGCGAATAAAATCCGTAGACTGTTTTTTATAAAATTCATACTCTTTTTCAGACGGCGTACCTTTTACCGCCTGTTCAACATCACCTTGATATTTCAGATCTAGTGGCCGACCAGTCAAAGTACTTTGTTTAAACTCATTTAAAACCTTCTCGGCCTCATTCACCCGCTTATTTTCATTAACTTGTTGGCGTTGTTGAAGCGTAGTGATTTTGCTTTGAATTTCAGTCTGAAATTTCTGCACCGTAGCGCCGTCTAGAAATTTATATTCTTTGAGGCCTGTTGCTGTGGTGTTTAGTGCTTCAATGTCATTTCCCGCAATGGCTTCAGTGATTTTTGAATTGACATCATTCACATCACGGGCCGTTTCATACTTGATTGCCAGTTCACTTTTTTGCGCTTCTGACAACGGCAACCCCATTAAGTTATCAGAAAGATATTTTTTACCTTCTTCACGACTCATACGTGTAGCCACATCGAAATAACGGTCAGCTAACACACCGCCTTTTTGCTCATCTGCACGTAGTTGCAATCCCATAAATGAAGATCGCTGGCGTACTACATTATTATCCCAATATTTCTTTAATTCATCTTGGGCATGTGTTGGTAAATTAGGCTGCAACTCTGTGAATTTTTGGGTAGAAAATGCATTGAGTTCTTCATCTGCCTGTTTTGCATTAATGGCACCATTGCCAAGGCGATTTTTGATGTCCACCACTTTGTCATTGAAATCTGTAGACAGCGATTCATCAAGCTTTAATTGACCTTCTTTAGCCTCAAGCTGATTGTTATAAAGCTCAATGTTTTTAGCTGTGACTTCTTGCTGGCGTTGTTCTTGGTCGCGTTTCTCAAAGATTTGCCCTGCTGTATTGCTAACATTTTGAAGAGTATTAGCAATCATCTGCCCGCTTTGGTTTTGTGGCATTTGGATACGCTCAACCTGTGGCGTAGCGTTTCCAAAGTTGCCCATAGGGATACGTGCCATTACTTCCAGCCTCCTTTAGAACCACTCCCACCGCCAGCTTTAGACAAGCCACTTGCACCAGCGGAAACAGTATTTAATACGCCAGTTGCTGCCGCTGTATTCGCATTGCTCTTATAAATACTCGCTTCGGCTCTTAAGCGTTGAGATGCGTTATACCCTGCGATTTCAGAAAAGGCCGCATCGTATTGTGCATCCTGCTCGATCTTGTCATTGATCGTGACAGTTGTACCCTCATTGACACTTAGACCATTTTCAGCCGCTTGTGCTCTTGCCGCCGATTGGACTCTATTTTTTTGTTTTAGAATACGCTCAGCTTCTAAACGACCACTTGCTTTTGACGCATCAGCATCGGCCTCCGCCTGCTCTTGTTGGGTCTTGTTTGTTGAATAAGCTGAATACCCTGAAATTGCGGCACTCAGTACGGCGGCACCAACCGCAACGTAAGCTAGACTCATGCAATAAACTCCTTATCTTGAAAACCAATGCTTTTCAGAAAGTTGTCTATTTCGCTTTCAGGGATCGTTAAATCTTCCTCAAGCTTTGCAACATCAGTTTCTTTTGTTGGATGGATAGTTAACCAAGAACTATCCTCATGAAAATATCCGATGCGTTTAGTACCAGGTAATGACTTCATAATTAATGGCGCATGAAGTGTTTTAATTCCATCTTCAGTGATTAGGGATACTGCACCTTTAAGCAAAATATTTAAGTGCTCAGTGCTGTGCATTCTGCTAATGACTAACGTACCTTCGGCTGCATCCATCTGGCGCATATAAATATCGGGTGCAAAATGATGAATAACAGGCGGTTCACGCTCTTCGAGATCATCAGTAGCAATACCATCAAGAATTTGCTCTTGAATGCGCTTCACTACTTCAAGATAAGTACGGCGATCAGGATTGCTTAAAATACGTTTTAATGTTTCTACTTTTTCAAGTTGCAAAGCTTCATTATCCATGATCACACCTTCATTTCTAAAACTGCACCAGAAAGCTGAAATCCCAATGACGTATAGAGGTCAATGCAATTTTGCGTATTTACCATTGTTGAAGTGCCACAGCAGATATTATTTGCACCCATACCAACCGCCCAGCCGATAAATGCTTGCACTAAGGCTTTAGCAACTCCATCGTGTCGATGATCTGGCTTTACATACATAACGTGGTCGTATGCAAGCTTATGATCTGAGTACCAATCAGTTGAGATACCACCAGCAAAGCCACCAACGATTTGCTCTTTAGCAATAGCAAGGAAAATTACGCCGTTACCATCAAGCAACCATTTAAAGTGCTTAGCCGCTTTTTCAGGTAAATAACCACGGTGTTTAAATACTGGCGATTCATTAATGAATGCAGCACCTATATGTACCAGCATCGGTATATCTTGAAGGGTAGCAAGGCGTATTCTCATGGTTATCTCTCGTTGATCGATAGTTGCATGGCTATAGCTTGCAAGTGGAAAGGTAAAGGTTTGTTGTGTGTTATCTTAATTGGCACAGAGTGAAGGTCTTCCCACGTACCACCTTCAACTAAATAGAAACCAGTTTTCGGCTTTTGTGAGTCCATCGGTGTGCTATCAAAGGTGAATAGTTCGATAAGTTCATCATTGAGTTCAGCGGCCAGTGTTTCATTAAAGAAAAATGCCGTTCGATCAACTTTTGCTTTAAATAGCATTGATGACAAAGGGTTTTGACTTAATTCAGGCGGGAACAAAACAGCTTCACTACGAATGGTTTGACCATAATTTATTGTTTGACCTACCATGTGCTGAAACTTCATTTCAGTTTCAGTTTCCGCGAAACTTACATAAAATATCGATTCACCATCGATCTGATTTACAGCTAGATCTTTCAAATAAGAGAAAGAAGATTTGCTTAAAGTGTTACCAGCCAAAGTTTCTGTACGCTGTGAATCTAGATAAGCATCGAAAGTAACTTGCTCTAAGCACATTGTATCGTTGCGATTAACAAGCATGAAACAAAGGTCAGAACCCAACCCAGTCGGCACAGAACACATGCTTTTAACAGTGCCGCCAAAGTCCTGATTTGCCCATGCAATTACTTCTTGATCACGATTGAAAGTAATTGATGCAACCTTTCCGTCACCAAGCACACACCAGACAATGCTTTCAGGTTCTTGCTGATAGCAGACTTCACTGATACCACCATGCGCTTTTCCAATGTGAGAAGATAAAGCACTAATCTCTGGCGTTACCAAGCCGTCAACTTCATAGCGATAAGACAGTGCCCGTACACGACCACCGCCACGCTGAATAAACAGGATCTCATTCCCGACACGGCAAGGGCGGGTCAAAGGATATGTGCCAATAGCCGAGTTTTCATCAATGTTTACCGTGGTAGGAGTTAGTGCCCCATCGCTACTTACAAGGTATTCACCGCCAGAAGTTAAGCAGACAACACCGCGTTGGGCTTCAAGAAATAAAATACTATTGGCTAGACCAGATGCAGACACGACACTGAAAGCATCCCCATCATCTGTGGTTTCGAGAAAGTTAGCATTCCCACCAACCGCGCTAAACCAAATTTTATTAGGCGCTTTTTTAGTATTAGCCAAAACTAAACGTTGCTTGAAGTACATGCAGCATCGTGGGTAACCATCTATGCTATTGAAAGCTGGTGGCAATATAGACCATGCTCGTTCAATGGCTTTGATATCTGACTCAAGTTTTACAAGTACTTCGCCATTGACCTGATTTGCCCCCACAAACTCAGTGATTTTGATAATGCCGCTGTTTACGTCAATAAAGCTTCCAACATCTGCAACTGTAAAACCGCTTGTATCGGTTGTAATCTCAACCCAATATGTCGGTGATATATCAGGTTGATGGCCTGCACCATCTTTGAGTGCTTGATATAACTTGCCACTATAGCTAATAACATCGCCGACCAAATAAGTTGTTATCTCTACCCATGCGTTAATATCATCCAAAATAAAAGATACAAATGATCCAATATCCTTACCTGAAGGCGTGCCTTTACGGAATGGACTTCTAGCACTTTCAGAGTCTGTCGGCGCATTGGTATAAACAAACTCGCTAAACTCCCAGTTACTAAAATCTGTAGAGCTGCGGAAACGTTGTACAGGCACATCATTGTGAGTAAAAAACATCTCATAGCGATACTGTACAAACTGTAATTCTGGTATTTGATCCGCTGTATATGGTGTTGTTACCGTTGCAACGACTGCATTTGTTCTTGGGTTGTATATATCAATTGCTAATGGCTTCAAAATAAGCATGAATGCTTTATCTGAATTAACAACAAACGGAATTAAACGAACTGCATTTTCATACAGATTCACAAAAAACGTGCCTGGTCTTTTCCGGATCCCACCTTCAACAAGTGGTATCACATTTAGTAATTTTTTAGCGCCGTTTCCATACTGTTGAATGTCTGTGCGCGTGTACAATGTTGGAGATAGTTCACCGGCACTGAAATTATTTTTGATGACATGCTGTTTCATTAGTAGCGTGACTCCATAAGTCGTGAGGAGTCATTAGCAGCAAAGTCTTGCGCTGGTCGCTCTTGTCCATTGATTGCACGCGCTTGTTTGAGCATATTTCTAAGCTCTTGCCATGCCTCTTCACCTTCTGCGCTACTGCCTGTGATTGGTTTGGCAAGCTTTCTAACGAGATATAGCGCCATACACTCACTAAAAAGTGAATCCCACATTTCTTCGTTTTGCTCATCTGCTACATAAACAAGATTAATCAGGGAAGTGTTAGCAAGGATGTGACGGCTCTCAACCTCATATTCGACTTCCCCAGCGTCATACACACGAATAAAATCACGTGGTAAAGGGAAAGCATGTTGATAACCAAATGATGGATGTGTTGATACTGGTGCCAGTTGTACACGACGCTTAGCGAATGACCATGGATGCATACGCAATAAGGCTTTACGTGTTGGGGCGTATAGTGCTGCACAACGCCGTGCATTCTCAGTATTTTCTTCAAATGAAGAGATACCTTTAGCGCCCAGCATCCCCAAAGCCTGATTGCAAATGGTGATGTTTGTAGTTGTCATAATAAAAAACCCGCTCAATTTTGATTATATTGAGCGGGTTTCAGGTAGGGTTTATTGTGTGTTAAAACAGCACTAATAAATTAAATTACAAAGTCAAACGCTACGACTTTTTGTTCGCTTGCACGACCAGCCGCCATTGAAGTAACACCACCAACTTGGCTAATGTTCTTTTTGTCTGGTCGTTTAGAGATATCAAAGCCTGTGATATCTGCATCGCCAAAGTGAACGGCCGTACTGGTATACATACAGCTACGACGCTCTGTCGCTCCACCAGCACCGTTGTTTAATTTGTTGTAAGGAATCCAGTTAAGACCTAACCATTTTCCTGAAACATCGCCTTCTTGAAGCATCTTAACTGCCATGTAGTCAGCGCTCATGAATTGTGTTTCAGACAACAACAATTCCATCATGCGGCTGTTATATGTAACGTTAAGTACTTCGCCGTTATGCTCATCGCACTCATTTTCACGAAAAAGAGCTTTTGCCTTAAGCAACTGTTGTTTCAATGTGCCAAAACTCGAAAGAATAATCTGACTTGCAGGCAAAGCAACTGTAGTTGTTGACTTAGCACCAGCATCATTCACAGTGGTACGAGTTACACCACCAATTAATGCTTGATAAATAATGTCGTCAACTTTTCGGTTACGAGCACTAATCAAATTTTTCATGTATTTATCGGTTGGATTAGCCTTTAACTTTGGCAAGTCACGACTTTCAATCGGGATAAATAAATCAAAATCTGTCATTAATGCTGTACGCACACCAGCATCAGGAATTGTCCATGTGGTATCACCGAAACGCGAGCCAGAAGCCTGCATTTCAACTTGTCCCATGTCGTTAATAGTGAATGATTCACCTTCAATTTTCCCACGGTTTACTGCTGTTCTCAGTAATCGTGATTCATTTTGCATTGCTGCAATTTCGTACGTGTTTGCATACTGAATTACAAACGCCGACGTGATCTTATTCTCATTTACAATAGGCATGCTCTACCCCTTATTTGTACTGCTTTTGATGCCAGTTTTGAACTTGCGTATAGACACGTTTGTGGTCGGGATGCTTTTCATCCAGATACGCATCTGATGCCATCAATGATTGAATATCTTCACCACCGCTTTGCTGTGTATTAGAAGGCGGTGTATCTTCTTGAAGTTGCTGACCGAAGTACGCGGCCATTTTTAAAACGAGTGGGTTATTGCCAAACTCAGGGCTGTTAACTTCTTCTGGTGTCAAAATGCCGTTCTGAATTACGTTCTGTGCGGCAGCATGAGCAAAACCAAAGTTTTTATCTGTATCGCCCTGCCAGACTTCCTTCATTGCCTGTACGCATCCCTCAGCATCTAATGCGGCGGTCTGCTCCATAAGCTTCGGCAATAACTGGCTATATTCACCAAGCAAGAAATTTAACTTTTCACCATCAAAACCAGCGGCACGTGCACGCTCTAAAAACTCTTGGTTTTCGGGAATGGTTTTAAATTCGTCAAAGTCAAAACCTTCGATATCGACTTTGTAATCATCGATAGATTCAGGAACTACAGAAGGCTGTTGTTGCTGTTCTTGACCGCCCTGATCACCACCCTGTTGAGTTGTAGTGTCTTGACCACCACCCAAAGCAGAAGTTTGAGTCTGGGTTTGGGTTTGCTCTTGGTTGTCTTCTGTTTGAATATTTTGATCAGTCATTGTCTTATTCCTTGTAGTTCGGGTTATTAGCCTGATTAATGTTGTTTATGATGAAGTTGATAACGCTTTGTGAGCCAAGCCTGTAGCACGTCTCACGCTCTCCACCTTTGTCATCTGGTACAAAAGCGTCTTTACAAAAGACCATGGTTAAGTGCTCAAGTACGCGCTGGCCGTTTACATCCAAATCAAATAGATTTCGGTACGTTTCAGAGGTTGCACGCTTCATGCGTTTTAGTCGTACAAAGTTGCCTTGCTCTTCTGTTTCTTCTTCGGCTTCTTCGTTTGGTGGTGGGTTTGAAAGCTCTAAAATTTCCTGCTTTAGATAAATATTTTTTTGTTCTAAAACTTCTGCACGTTCCCACTGTTCAAATCTTTGTGCTTCAAGTTTTGAAACTTCATCTAAAGCGTTGTGCCACTTACCCTCTAGCTCAACCTTGGTATCAAGATGCAATCGGTTTTCATCCCAATATTTTTCTTCAAGAATTACTAATCCACGGCGCTGCACAAACAGAGCAACACACGCGATAAACAGCAAAATAGAAAGAACCGCTATACCTATAATCATTGCATTACCTCAGTACCTAATTGACCGCCCATGCTCTGTGCTAGTGCATCGCCGCCTTTCTCCAAAATGGTTTGTTGCATTGCTTGTTGTTGCTGTGCTGCTGCCTGCTCTTCTTTGGCTTTTTGACGAGCTTTGCGAAGCTCTGCGACTTCTTCCGTTGTACGCATGATGTTTTGTGGTACGCCTCGGCCTGTGCCTGTAACCACTGCTACGGCATCAAAATCGATGTTGTCTAAAATGGTCGGCTCTACATTCGCCATCTCGCCAACACTTGCAACAAATTGTTCTGTTGCAATCACTTCCTCTAGACGCTGTGAACGAGCTAACGGCGATACAAACTTGAATGACAGATTGCGGCCTAACAGCTCTTGTGGTGGCTGTCCTAAAGCGCCTGCACGTAAAGCCAGACCAAAGCAACGATCGAGAATTGAAATCAAATATTCAGTTTGTAGACGTCCATACATCGGCCCAAGCATTTGACGGATTAATTCAACGCGTGTGTGAATCTCAGTTGCTGTCATCTGCTGTGTGCCAACTGGCGGCAACTGGTCAGCCATAAGCTTTTTGCGAATACCGCCTTGCAAGTTGGTTAGCAGATATTCAGAGATTTGAAAGTTAGTGCCGTCATCTAGACGTTTCATAGAATCGACACTATTCGCAATAATGACTTTGCGCGGCCCTATACGAACTGTATGCGGGTTTAATACGCCGTCATCTTCTGCAATCCACATCCCGCCAATTTGTAGGTCTGCTGCACGAACTGTATTTTTCATAAGCTCGTTAGCCATCTTCGCGTCAGGCAACGCGATAGTCATTTGACCATTGCCATAATTAGAATTAGGCAAACGGCGCAAACGTGGAATAGCGCACGGGAACTCATGAAAGCCTGATTCTTTCAGGATTTGATTGTTGTCTACATCGATGTGATATGAAGCAAACGGCATTGATTTATTAAGCTGTCCAGCGCCCTTTTGCTTTCGTGGTTCAATTACATGCAAAAGCTTAAAGCGTGTGTCTGGCGCTGTACGTGCCATTTGAATAACGTGTAAATGACAGTTTTCTTCACCATAAGTATTAATCATGGCTTCGGCTGTCATCTCATGTTCACGGTAAATCGTATCGATCTGACCATCTGCACGAGTTGAAGCAATGAAGCAGTTACCTGGATGCCATGATTCAAATACATAACCGCCGCCAGCTTCTCTATCGATGTCGGTGTATAGAATCCCCCAGCCTGCTGTAACGATATCTGTGACCGTTTCAAAGCTTTCACTATCAAAGTTAGCAGCATGAATATTGCGCCAAATGAATTGACACACGTCCTCAAGCCAGCGTTCGCCCTCTGTTAGCTCTGATAAATCATCAATCCCATCAGGCTGTGCTTTAAACCAAATAGCATTGGCTGGGGTAACTCCATTCATAATCATTGACGTAAGCACTTGTACAGAATCGGACGCCGTAGAGTCGTAAAGGTCTGCGCGCTCATTCTCACGCTGACCTTTGTTATCGCTTGTAGAACTAAAGTTTTGCTGACGTTCAGGCGCTCCGAACTTGTAGCATTCAGACCAATGTGATTCATGAATAGATCGTTCAAGCCGTAATTGGCCCAAACGACGACAAAACTTTTGAGCGCCGTTATCCATTAGCCACCGCCTAACTTAGTTTTAGTTGCTGCGCCACTATCAGGTGTCAAAGCTGAACCTAAAGCGCTGGTCTGGTTTAGAGTGCGACGCTGTGCTTTTTTTGCATTGGTTTCAGTCACAGCCTTTTGAGCTGCCGCCGCCGCGTCTGCTTCTGGATCTTGTCGAACTACTTTTCCGCCGCACATAATTAACCTCGCGTCCAGCCCTTAGGGCTTAGGTAAGGTGTGCCAGCTTGTACCGTTTCTATTGGCGCAATAGCTGCGTCAGATGGTTTTGTAGCTTCACGGCGCAATTGGCCTTTAAGTGCTTGGTTGTTCGCTTCTGATGCTGCTAGCTGCTGACGTAATTCTTCAATCAAAGCCGCATGATCAACCGTTGATTCTGCATCTGACCCAGTGTCGCCAGATTGAGTTTGTGTTTCGTTTGGCGTTGTGTCTGCTGGCTGCTGCTCAGTTGTTTTAACTTCATCATTTGACTTAGTTTCATCAACCGTTGATTCAGGTGCGGCACCCGGTGTTTTAACTTGTCGATTGCTAGCCATAAAAAAGCCCCATTCGTTGTGAATAGGGCTAGTGTTTGCTGTGTGATATTTAGATTTGCTGTGTGATTAATCTGACTTAAATACATCTTCAGGCTGTATGTGCTTAATACCTTCTTCGCTGACTTGCATAAACCCAGTTCCATGAACTACTAGATCATTCTCAACCTTCTGTGCTGTGCAATTTACACAAGCACCAATTGAGTATGGCGCCCCGCAGTATATACAGGGCCAAGAAAGCCATTCATTTGTCATTGCCACCACCTAGGGAAGGAAACGAAAGCGCTTTGCAACTGAGATTGATGTTTTTGTCGCGCCTTGATTAATTCAATTTGAAACCTCTGGCACATCTCCTCATCTCGCAATTGGTTAATCCTTGCGTGATAGTACTCATCGGCAGTGAGATATTCACCCTCTACCGATTCAACTACCGCCAACTCTTTTTGAGCCTCTTTGAATGTGGTCATTGGTCACCCAATCGCTTTCTTGATTTCATGGATGCAGTACTTCAAAGCAAAAACTCGCTGATCATTACCACTCTTAAGATTCTGTTCTTTGGCTAATTCAAGTTGGTTTACAAGCTGATTAGCTGCATTTCTTAGCTTGTCGTTTTCAATTTTTGAGTTATGTAGTTCTTGAGCAAGTCGATCAATCTCCAAGATTGCTTGCTCTCTTGTTAATTCCTGGTCAGCAAAACAAGTACCACCTGCATGACAATAACCATCTGCGCCACAGTAAGGGCTTCCCCCCTTACAGCGCATAACAGCATTAACCCAAGTGTCATCGTTCTTGCTTAGCAAATCGTGCTCACAAGGGATTTTGACTGCTTTCATACCTCCCCCTTGAGCGCTTGCTCTAACTCAATTGCAATACGTCCGTAGATGGTTGATTGTTCCCATTCTTTAAGCTCAAGCTCTTTTTCTTCACTCAAGTAGTCTTGAATTAGTTGCTTGATGGCATCCACCCGCTTTTGCAGCCCCTCCACTTTCGCTTGCTGTTCTTGAAAAGCCCACCATGATGCAGTCAACAATTCAGCATCTCGTACTCTTAAGCTGTTATTTGATGAGTAACAATTCAACTCCTCATCAAAGTGCATTAGTACTGAATAGAAGTATTTAAATGTTCTTGATTCCTCAAACTCTTCTCTGCACTTATCCATCTCAAACATCCTTAGCTTTGCAGTTCGGCGAAATGTGGTTTTCTATGGGGAAGTCGTCGCCTAGCGTATCTTGATCGTATTTCTTCATTCGATAGCCAACAGATGCTTCTTCTTCGCTTGCTTTTCGGAATTTAGATAATGGGAATGATCCAAAAGCTAATCGCAATTTATCCCCCTCAAATCCAATTATTTGATGTGGAGCTTGGCGAATATAAGGTTCACTATCTGGATCTTTAAGCAGGTAGATAACCCAGTCCCCGACTTTAAACTCACTCATGGCTGGCTCCTTTCTTGTTATTGCTTAGTTCAACTTTGCTCTGTAATCGTTCGGCTTGGCGGTTTAGCTTTCTTCCAAGCTTTGAACACTCTGAAAGGAAGATACGGAATTCTTCTTGAGTGAAATCTAAATCTTCCCGCTCCAATCCTCCGCTCGCAATATCTTCAATCATGGAGGCAGCAGTCGTTAGGGCTTCAATTTTCATAAGCTGTCTAAATTGTTTCATTCCCTTCTCCGTAGATCGATTCGTAATCTTTGATTGCTTGAGTTAGGCGCTCTTTAACTTCTGGTGCTGTGTATGCTGAGTTTGCATATTTGGTTGCTTGCTCAACGGTGTAATGTTCTTTAACCAAATCCACCGACTCCAAGAGGCGTTTTAGGTCGGGATAAGTAAAACCATTAGCAGTGCGATGCCACATACCATTAATTACAGTGATTTGCATATCATCAGGACAGCCAAGCTCATGTAGACGCTTTAATAATTTGCTCGCCTTCTCAATACCTTGGTCTTTGATAAATTGGGTGGCTTTCATACAGCCTCCTGCATAGTTAGATGTCGAACATCACCGCCCCACTGCAAAGCCATTGCTTCAGCAATACCAGGGTAAGTTCTGGAGCGCTCTTTCCAACGATCTGGTGAAGGCGGCAAGTAATGAAGACGCTCACGTTGATTCTTTGGCAACAACATCATTTCTTCTTTGACATTGTTTGTTGCTTGGAGTGGATCAAGTCCTTCCAACCACAAACATGTTGCTTTCTGTTCCATGTGACCAAACATCCAAGGCTGAACAACTTGGCTTTGCTGTATGCCACCAATTAAAGTCTTTGCATATTTGTGCATGATTGGGTTCTCAACTGCGCGCATAGGAATGTGCTTAGCATTCAAGAACAACTTGAAGAAATCAGCAGCATCAAACAGCTTAGGCCAACGACTAGGATCTTTATGCAAGTGGCGCACACCAGCATTTGTTAAGTAAGTGCATTCCGGATGAGCAATCAATAAATCCCAACCTTCATACAACACATCACGGACATCACCTTGATAATGATTTCCGCTTGCTTCAGTTGGAAGTAGGTCACAAGACATCGCATCATGGCCCAATGCTGAGAATGCATCTCTAACACGTCCTGAATATTCACAAGCTACGAGCACTTTCATCCCTTCACCCCGTCACGTTTGGTCATGGTGCCTTGTTCGCTTGGGCGCTCCTCTAATGAATCCTGCCACTCATCCTCATTGGTTAAAAAAAATAGATGTTTGGCAAAACCTTCCGTCAATCCATAGCCCCAAGGGTTGATATGTGGCTTATGTGAATAACCATAAATGCGGCCATCACAGTCTTTTGCTATCCAATTTAATCTGCTATCAATGTTCAACCACTCATATCTACTCATTTCTTTAATTCCTCATCTAGCTGACCTATCACGCCGTCTAACATGTCTAAAAAGTCTTGTTGACCGATTTTGTATTGGTATGTCTGCCACTCGTTTTCACGTGGGTAACGCTCTAATCCTGTTTCTGTTTGCCACAACTGAATGAACGCGTCGCCGTTGTCGTAATTAGGGATTCCACCACGTGACCACTCGCTCACAGTTGAAGCGCCAGAGATCGGCAATACGTGTGCAATCGTTTCGTGTGTCCATCCCAATTTGCATAGGTCTAAAATCATGCGATTGAAGTCTGGGCGTTTGTAAGCACGGCGTTTTAGTAGAAATTCCTTGGTTTTCTTTTTCGTCTCACGGTTAATAAAACGCGCGCGTGCGCGAGGGGAATTCGTTTCTGCTATCAAATCACTCAGACTACTCATATGATTTCCTCAAATTTCCCAAACTTTGATTTTGATCAAACCGCCTTTGACCAGTTCGCCGCGCTTCACATGTAGTACATCGAACTGCTCATCGTCTAGGCAAAACTGGCACTTCACTAAACTGTCGATTGTTGCTTTCAAGTAGTTATCGATATCCCTTGTTTTTAGGTCTGGAAAATAGAAAGTGACATCCATTTTTAAGCGCATATCTGTCATAAGACTTGGAACGATGGTTCTTACGTAGTTATGAAAATCCTGTGCTCTTTGGGTTAATGCCCACTTCTTGCCTTTTGTCACTTGCCAATAGTTATTTACTGACGGCGGTATCATCCAAATTTCAGCGTCTAAAATTTCGTTTTCTTCACCTATCGTAATTTGCTCTCTTTTGAGTTTTAAGCGCGTTTTAACTTGCTGACGTACCTTTGCATCATTTTCCTCTTTAGAACGTGCCAAGGCTAAATTAGCGCGGTTCTTGTGAGCATTTAAATGCGCTTGTAGCTTCTCTTCGCTCCATCTCATGCATTTACCCCTATTTCACGTTTGTTATTTAGGAAAGCTTTATTCACTGCCCCTACGTATTGACACCATCCAAAGTTATTTCGCCAAAAAAACCAGTTGCCCTGCCAATTGCTCCAAAAAGTGCCATCTGTTTCGATGTGAGTACTTCCCTTAGGTGCATTCATGCGAAGTCCTCCAAATTGCCAACAAAGCCAACGTCGTGAAGATATGAAGCAAATTGACGTAAGCATTGAGGGTCACGAAGTTTTGAAGCGATACGTGATTCAAATGATTTTTGAGTTTCACCAACGTTTGCGTACATCGAGGCAAATTCGTCAAAGTTGCAAAGCTTTGATGCGAAGTAATCAATTTGGCTATCGCTTAGGTTTTTTGGTTTTGAAGGTGTGGTGGTTGATTTAGATTTGCCCTTAGGCGTTTTTAAATTTTGTAGACGATAGATCCAGTTATTCATCCATGCCTGTGCTGTGCGCTTTTCCTGAGCTACTGACCACTGAGCAAAGTTTTTAAGCTCTTTCAAAATTTGTTCATCGGTTAAATCTGAATTTTCATTTTTCGCTTGTGCAGTGAAATCAGATTGAATTGAATATTTTTTTGAAAGCTCAATCAGGCTGAATAGATTTTTGTCTGCTCGGTGGTATTCGATCGAGTCAGAAAAAATATCTGTTCCAGATTTATCAACAGGCAATTTCTTTTTTTTATTATCTAAAGAATTCTTATTATCTATTGTGGGTTCGCCTACCGAACTAGTAATAGTTCGATTACCGAACTGGTTATGGTTCGATTCCTGAACTGGTTCGCCTACCGAACTAGTTCGATTACCGAACTGGTTAGCGAGGGAAATATCATTTAACCGATATGATTTCATCCCTCTTTTACCAGTTGCAATCGCTGTTATTACACCTAAATTAAGAAGTTCTTTAAGTCCGTTACGCACAGTTTCACGGCTCAATTGACGTGAACCTTTAAGCTCCCCACCCTGCAATTGAGTGTAGCTAACAAAATCTGATTCTTTGTTGTGTCCATTTATACGGTTTTCTAACTCCACATAGACGTTTCTAGCCGCATCACTAAGGAACGGCCAGACTTCTTTTCGATATAAACGGCTAGACATTACATAGCCATTTTCAAACTTATCGCTATACATGGTCCCAGCCTTGTGATTTGGCTGTGATGGCTTTTTGAAAGGTATGACTTGTGCTGTATTCATCTATTCACAGCCCTCACATTTCGTGTTAAATTCAACATCGGTTACCAACCACTGTTTACTTATCTGAGTGAACGGCGAAAAAGTCCTTCTGCTGTAACAGTTGGGCTTTTTTTGCGCCTGTATGTTTTGGAGTTACGTCACGGATAGGCGGCGAAGGCATCAACTCAAAATCGTTTGTATTTCTTGTATCTGCGGTATCTATGGTCAGATCAAATTCAGCCTGTAGACTTTTAAGCATCTCCTCTACTTCGTGAATGACATCCATGCATGCACTACGAACCAGCTCCGAAAGTGTTAATTTTCGAGCCTTAGCTATTCGCTCTAACTTGGTCTTTTCTTCATCAGTACATTTATGCGTAATGCTCGCCGTGAGTTTCTCAATCATGGCTGCACCTATCCGTTTAAAGCCGCTTTATCAGCTTTTAATTTCCCGTCCGTCATCACTTGAATCGCGGCTTGCGTACGTGGCGGGATTCCGTTTAATTCCCAGTCGTGAATAGTTGAACGGCCCTTTTTAAGCTTCTTAGCAAGCTGGGAATTGTTCTCTACCTTGTAATGTTTACGAAGTTGCTCAACATTCATTTTCGTTTATCCGAACACTTTAGTTCGTTTAATTGAAACATATGTTCGTGTAACCGTCAATCAAATTGTTCATAATTCCGAACACATCTAAAAGTGATTTTGCTCCCATGAAAACATCATCAGATCGCATAAATGAACGCATGAAAGAGCTAGGCTTAAAGCCTGCTGATTTGGTAAGAGGTACTGGTGCGGGTAGAGCTACCGTATCTGCATGGACTAATAGTGGAAACAATCCAAGTGCTAAATATTTGGACACTTTGGCCAAGTGCTTAAAAACTACAACAACATGGATTCTTACTGGGGAAGGTGAAAAAGAGACTAAAGCAGAATTGAAAAATGAACCTGTCTATAGCAATGTAAAAACGTCTTCAAGACAATTAAGAAAAATTCCATTATTAGATTTTGTACAAGCGGGGATGTGGAGAGACGTGGTTTATGACGGTTTAAATCCTTTGGGGGAAAGCTATACATCATATGTTGGTAGCGACCCTCATTCGGTATTTTCATTGGAAGTTGATGGCTATAGCATGTCACCTGACTACATGCCTGGTGATGTAGTTGTGGTCGATGCTGCTTTAGTTCCTAAGCCGGGCGCACTGGTAATTGCCCAAGAAATTCAGCAAGGAGTAGCTGTGACGACATTTAAAAAGTATAAGGTTCTTGGAATCAATGAACATGGTGTTGAAATTATTGAGCTAAAACCCCTCAATGATGATTACCCAACATACAATTCACTTCAAATTGAAATATCAATAATTGGAGTTGTAATTGAGCATCACAAGAGGATTCGATACTAATGAAGAACTTAGTTATTTTTTTAAGTTTACTTTGCTTCATTAATCTAGGATTTTCAGGGTATCTTTATTTTGAAAATAAAAAACTCAAAGATGATGTAAGTAACCTAGAATCCACTTTAACTAAGTTAGACATAGAAGCGTTAGAAAAAATAAGAATGCCAGAAGTTCGGCCAAAATGTGGTGCAGAAGGAACTGGTGACTGGTTGGCTTCACTAAATTGCGAATAAAAAAGTTAAAAGATCAAATACCCGCTTCGGCGGGTTTTCTTTTATCTATCAAAAATATGTTCGGTTTTATGAAAATAATTATAAATTTTTCCGAACAAAACCTTGACTAATTTGTTCGGCTAAGCGAACATGTTTACACCAGATATGAAAAAGCCCCGAACAATCTTGGCGGATGCGGGGCCACTCGATTAGGAGCAATCGAATTATGAAACAAAGAACTATACAGAGTCAAACGACTACCCCTTGCAACACAGAACCTAAACCAAGTGATTACGCATATAACTGGCGTGAACACTTCTGGGCACACCTTGTGGACACGCTAAAGCTATTTGCTTTCTTGGGTTCTGGCCTCGTTGTCTGGATCTTTTTCTCTTTCTTCTTAGCAAGTGTGTGGGGTGGTTGATATGTCAAATAATAATGAATACCTAAACATCACAACAAATAGTACGAGTGAAGTACAGGTCAATGGCAAGAGCTTCTTCGGAAGAAGTGTAGTTATTAATGGCTCATCTGTAGTGATTGATGGAAAAGCAGTAAGTGATCTTGAGCCAAACATCAAAGTCGAAGTATTTGGGTCTTGTGAATCTGTGAATACGACTTCTGGTTATGTCCATATCAAAGAAGCTGCCCAACAAGTCAAAACAATGTCTGGCGATGTTGTTTGTGGGAACATTTTTGGCAACGTTTCAACTATGAGTGGTGATGTTAAATGCAATGATATTTCTGGTTCAGTTTCAACAATGTCTGGAGATATTTTAAATAAGGGGTCAAACAGATGAACTCATTTATCGAACTCCCGACAACTTCGCTCATCGAATGCATGAGCAATGATGAATATCACGCATCGCCTGAGTTTAGCTCAAGTCAGCTTAAAGACATTTTGCGTTCACGTGCTCACTTTCATTCAAATAATATTTTGAAAGAAAACGAGCGTGAATCTAAGAAACATTTCGACTTTGGAACTTTGGCGCATACTTTATTTTTAGAGCCTGAACAGTTTGAAAATGAATTTGTAGTAGGCCCTAAATTTGACCGTCGTACAAAAGAAGGCAAAGCGGAAGCAGCAGCTTGGGAAGCAGCGAATCAAGGCAAGATCATTATTGATCAAGAGATGCTAGACGGTGCACGCCGTATTGCTGAAAACCTACGTTTGCTTAGTTCATATCAGATCATGCAGAACTTTAAAGGCATGGCTGAGGCAAGCATATTCTTTACTGATCCAGTATATGGCCTAAAACTTCGTGTGCGTCCTGACTATCACATTATTCCATGTGACGAGTTTCCAAATGGTTTGATTCTAGATGTCAAAACTACAACCGATGCTCGCCCATTTAAGTTTTCAAAATCATGTGCTGATTTTGGCTATGACATATCGGCAGCAATGTACCGTGAAGGCTTTCAACAACACTATAAAACAGAAGAAAAACCTGAATTCTTCTTTCTAGTTGGTGAAAGCGCTGTTCCATTTTTAGGTAAACAATACCGAGCATCTAGCCTGTTTTTAAGTATTGGTGAGCAACGCTACAACAAAGCTAAAGAGCTTCTTGCAGAGCCATTAATTACTAATGAGTGGAAAGGATATTCAACCGAACTCGAAGATATTTCTTTGCCGCAATACATGCTTAACCAAGCAATTAACAACGAATTTAACTAATTAGAATTGGAATATTTATTATGAATACAGTAGCTAACATTCAGCCTCAACAATCAATTGGCCTTCTTAACCTTGAAGCTTTTGAATTATCGCAACGCATTGCAAAAATGTTGTCGGCATCAACTTTAGTTCCGGAACAATACCGCCAAACAATTAAAGTTAAAACTGGTAAAGACCAGTACGGCAATATGACTTTCCGCGAAGAGCCAAACCCTAACGGCCTTGCAAACTGTGTTATTGCGCTAAATATGGCATCTCGCTTAAATGCAGATCCATTGATGGTGATGCAAAACCTTTACTTAATTGAAGGTCGCCCAAGCTGGTCAAGTCAATTCATTATGGCTGCTATCAATAGCTGTGGTCGCTTCTCTGCCCTTCGCTTTGAGCTTGAAGATTTAGGCGAAAAGGAAATTGAATACACAGAAACAGTTTGGGAAAACCGCAGTAAAAAGAATGTAGTTAAGAAAATTACTATTCGTGATTTGTCTTGCGTAGCTTTTGCAGTTGAGCGTGAAACTGGTGAACGTATTGAATCATCAAAAATCACAATGGAAATGGCCGTAAAAGAAGGTTGGTACGGTAAAAACGGTAGTAAATGGCAAACCATGCCTGAGCAAATGCTCCGCTATCGTGCTGCTTCATTCTTTGGTCGTGTTTATGCGCCTGAGCTGCTTATGGGCCTACGTTCATCTGAGGAAGAACAAGAGCGCATTATTGACGTTACACCTGAAACAGTTGTGGTAAGTGCTTCTAATTTTGCAGAGCTTAAACGCGATATTTTAAAAGCTAAAACAGCCGATGAAATGGCTGAACTTGAAAGCAAGATTTATGAAGTGATGGACGATAAAGAGCGCAACGAATTAATTAAGCTCTGGAAGTCTAAAAATGAAAAATCAGTTGTGGAAGAAACAGTAAAAAAGACTGAGGATGTCCAGCCAGAATCCGACCCTGTAGAGGTCGTGCAAGAAGAAGTTCAAGCGCCTGACACTTCTAAATCGCTCGATATCCGTAAGAAGTACTTGCTCAAACTTAATAATGCCAAGACTGAAAAAGAACTGGCAGATATTAGTCGCGAGTTAGAGAAAGAAAACGGTTTGACCGATACGCACCGTAATTACTTGGTTGAAGTCGAGCAACAACGATTAACTGATCTCTCTAAAAAAGAACAAGCTGACCAAGCGCCTAAAGTCGAACCTATCAAAAGTAACGGCGTTAAAAATGGCTTAATCCACCAGATCAATGAAGCCCAAAACGTAGCTGATTTAGAACTGGTTGCTAAAAACATCACTGCCAATAAGCCAAAAATGACACCTGAGCACCATCAAGAAGCCTTGACCCACTATGCACAACGTAAAGAAGTGCTTACTCAAGAAGACATGTTTGCTGACGTTCAGGAAATCTCGTTTGTAGATGCTGTGATTCAGCGCATTCAGAACGCTAATAACCAAGATGAAATTAACGCTGAATATGCAAATCCAGAAATTGACGAACTATCAGATGAAGACCGTCAACGTATCGATGCAGCAGCGTCACAACGTGAAAGTCAGTTATTTGGTTAATTGGATTTGTGACAAGGATGTCACTTTTGGAGAATGCTAATGTTAGATCTAAATAAGGAAAGAGAAGCTTTTGAGGCAAGTCACGATACCTCTTTGGTGTTAGAGAAAATTGAATATATAGCAGCGATTAATTGCTATATCCCGAAATATCAATATGCGAACCAGTTAATTGTTATGCAAGTTGCGGAACGGTTTAACTTTGGTTGGATAATTTGGCAAAAAGCCAAAGCTCAGGCGGTGCCAGAGGGGTGAATTTATGAATATTATTCTAACTGAAACAGACTTAGACCTCTTGATTGAGAAGGACTATAGCTATCACGAAATTATGGACCATGTGACTCGTGTGCTATTTGAAAAAGCTTTGGTAAAAGCCAGAGGCAACAAAACACATGCTGCTGACCTATTAAAAATCAATCGTGGAACTTTAAACACTATTTTGAAACGTACAGCTAAGAAGAAGGAGGCTAAGAAGTAAATGGGAGCACATAAATATATTATCACCGTAGAATCTGATATTCCTCCTCAGATTCTATTGGGTCAAAACCTTGGTGGCGCTATAGTCACCAAGCTTGAGCAAGAAAAGGTAGAGCTTGTAAGTGCTGCTGATTTGGCAATTAAATACAATTTATCTGTAGATACTATTAGACGCAAATTGTTTGCCATCAACCAAGGCACAGAAGGCAAAGCATTATATAACCCAATCCAAGCTGATACCCTATTAAAAGACAGGACTAAACGTGTTGGCAGAAAGCGAGCAAACTAGCTCGCACTGCCATTAAACATATCGACAAGTTCTTGCGCATCTGGGTTGTAATAAACATTAACCAGAACTTCAATTTTCTTATGTCCAGTAATTTTAGCGAGCACTTCAACCGGAAGTTTCCGCACTTTCACCATTCTTGAAATTGCTTCATGTCTTGTATCATGAAAATGCAAATCATGAATATCTGTCTTTGCCTTTCTCTTTTCCCACATTTGCCTAAATGCATTTTCTGATTGTGGAATTATCTTTTCTTGGTCATGGTTAATTAAATCAACAAGTTCTTTTGCAAAAGCTGATAAAGGTACATTTCGCTTTGTACCATTTTTAGTTTTAGGCAAATGCACATAACCATCATAAATATCTGATTTACGCATATTTAAGATTTCACCACGTCTCATTGCTGTTTCAATAGCAAATAAGAATGCCCATGCAACATAGTGGTCTGACTGAGTTGGGTTCTGCCCCACTTCGTAATTTAGAATTTTTAAAATCTTTTCAATTTCTTGTTGTGATATTCTTCGATATCTTGAATCTGGCTTTGATGGCTTACTTATCTGCATCCAAGGGTTTTCGGTTATCAAGAAAAGTTCTTTTTGGGCATATGTAAACATGGCTGAGTAGAGCGATATTTCTTTTAAGACTGTATTGTCGGAAACTTCTTTTAATCTTTTATTGCGCCAAGTCGTAAGCTGTTTTGGAGTGATGTCATAGATTAAAGTATTTGCTAGGTTAACCACCTTCTTTTCAAATGATTTTAATTGGGTTAGGTTCCAAGCTTTACTATCTGTATGCTTGCCAACATTATCATAATATTGATTGAATAAATCCAACCAAGTGATATCTGGCTTCACAGGCTTATTATCTTCTGTACGACCTGTCTTTAATTCTAATAATTTAATCGTTGCCCAGTGCTCACACTCTTTTGGTGTATCTCTGGTACATGAGTAGCGCTTCCCATCGAACATAATTTCAATGCGATATGAATCACCTCTTTTTCTTGGCTTGGGTATTTTCATGTCTGGCGTAAAATCTGGCGTAAACTTGGCGGAAATTATGCGGCATTTTCGTTATTTTTTACAGCATCAAAAGCAAGTGCCGCACATTAGGCGTTAAAAAAGGGTTTACAAGTTATTGAAAAACCGCGTAAACCCTTGATAAATTTTGGTAGGTATATCCAGACTCGAACTGGAGACCTCTACGATGTCAACGTAGCGCTCTAACCAACTGAGCTATACACCTGAGATGGAAAGCATAATATTCATTTTTCAAAAGCAAAACAAGTGATTTTCAATTGAAAAAAATACAAATGAGCAGACTTTAAGCAAACTCTTTTTCATTTTCCAAAAAAGAAAAACGGTACATGGTTTAACCACATACCGTTTTGTTTAACTGAATATCAAACTTAACTTAACAAGGGCATTTCTTTAAAGTACCGCCTGCTGATGGATAACGTGCATCTACACAATAACGATAGAAAGTTTTAGCATCCATTGGTGTTAAATCAGGATGATGAGCTTTCATGTGCTCCACATAAGTTTGATAGTCTGGAACACCGACCATCAAGCGAAAGCTTTGCTGCAAACGCTGCCACAGTGTTGCAATACGCGACCAATTCTTTGGAGAGAGCAATAGCTCTTTTTGTGAGAGCACTGTCATTTTGATGATTTTCGCAATAATGACAGTTCCATTTTTTGCAAATTTAAAATTCATCATTACTCTCCTCGCGTGGTGACCACTTCAGGATCAGCATATACAGCTGGGGATTCATTTACAGTCGGTGTTGGGCTTGCTAAAGCACGGCGTACAATACCAATTGAAGCAATAATCATGACAATCGATACAATCATAAAGAAGCCACAAAGCGCAGCATTAATCTGATTAGACATCACAATGTTTTGCATCTCAGCAATAGTTTTAGCTGGTTTAAGAATTTCACCACGAGCAATCGCATCTGAGAATCTATTCGCTTGCGCTAAGAAACCAATCTTTGGATTTTCGTGGAAAATCTTTTGCCAACCCGCAGTCATACAGGTCACGAATAAGAAAATTGTTGGGATGATCGTCACCCACACATATTTTTCTTTTTTCATTTTAAACAAAATGACTGTACCCAAAATGAGTGCCATTGAAGCCAGCATTTGGTTACCAACACCAAATAAAGGCCATAAGGAGTTAACACCACCCAATGGATCAATCACACCTTGATAGACGAAGAATCCCCATCCACCGACTGCAACTGCTGTACCCACTAAGTTACCCACGAATGAACCAGAAGATTTAACCGCAGGAATCACAATACCCACTGTATCTTGCACCATAAAACGACAAGCACGAGTTCCGGCATCTACAGCAGTTAAAATGAATAATGCTTCAAACAAAATCGCAAAGTGGTACCAAAATGCCATCATTGAACGGCTATTGAAAATTTCCGAAATGATATGTGCCATACCAATTGCAAAGGTAGGCGCACCACCTGTACGTGAAAGAATTGAGCTTTCGCCGACTTCCTGTGCCAACAGCGTTAACATTTCAGGGGTAACGACAAATCCTAAATTACGAACAGCTTCTGCCGCTGATTCTACAGTTGTACCAAGTACAGCCGCAGGTGCGTTAATAGCAAAGTACACGCCTGGGTCTAAGACAGTTGCACAGATCATCGCCATAATACCGACGAAAGACTCCATGAGCATGCCGCCATAACCAATCA